ACTCAGCCACGCTTGTAGCTGAGGAGACTAGAACCTTGGCCTTGGCTTCGGCCTCTGCCTTGGCAACCGCGCCCTTGGCTTTCGATTGCTCGACTTTGTTTTCAAGGAATGACCCGGCAAGTGAAGCTATTGGGCCGACTAATAAATTAAGCATTACTCAACCCCCAACACTTTGGACAAGCCAAAGACCTCAAGCATGATAAATGTAAAGAACAGCAACAAGATCGATCCGGCTATCAGCTTGCCGCTAAAATTGGTTGAGCCGATCTTGATGGCAACGAACTCATTGCCTAAAATTCTAAGCACAAGTTCAAAGCTGTTCTGCCCCACATTGACCTCAACCGGCTTTTTCTTTTCCTCAGTCATTTGGTAAGCATCCCATTAGGCAGCTTCCGGCATTGGTATCTGACCGGCTTGTGGCTTCGCATGTAGTGATTGACATCGCCAGCCATCTCAAGCGCTCTTCGCTTGCAGCTTAGCTCTGTCTCAAACCACTGTTGGCTTTCTAAAATTACGCACTGTTCCATGTTCGCTATAAAACAAACTGTGACTAGCGCTTGCCACATCAGCGTGGCCGTTGTGCCTCTTTAGCCCGGCTGAATGCCGTAGCGCCCATAAAGGCCGCTACAATGCCCATGTTGGCCACGACATAGGTTGATAGCAGTGAGGTGACCAAAGGCACTCTGTCGGCGCTTATAACCGGAAAGACAACTAAGATAATGCTCATGGCACTAGCACCGACACTAACCCAGCAAATCAAGCGCTGTTGATCTTGAAGCTTGTCGTTGTTCTCAATCGTGATCTGGCGCTCATGCCGATCCAGCTCATCGTTGGTTATCTCTCCATCGTCATTGAGATCTGCCGGGTTGAGCTTGCTGTCAGCGGATAGCTTTTTCATAGGACTATTTCCTCTGCGCTTCTTGCTATTACGGCAAACATAAAAACAAACAATGCAACGGCTACGACAATGACAAAGATTGTAAGCGCGATACTCTTCAGCATTTGCTCAAGCTCTTCAGATTTCCGCGCCATTTCTTTCATGGCTTCTAGGCGCGCGGCTTTTTGCTGTCTCAAGGCTTCATTGTGGTGGTTCAAAATCTCTTGCCAAGTGCTTGGCTGATCTGCCGGTTTAGGCCAGCGCATATTAA